CGATATATAAAGCTGCTGGATTTATTGATTTTGGATTTTCGCGTACTTCCGATTATGAATATAGAGACAAAGATGGTTTTCGTTTACATAAAAAGACTGTATGGGATGCAGCAAAAAAGAATAATATAACGGAGATTGGATATGCTGCAGCTAATAATTTATCTAAAATCAAGCAAGCACCAAAGCGGAAATTTGTCTGTGTATTAAAATAACTGGTGAAAGATGATAGAAAAATATGATCACAACAATATCACTGTTGAAGATATTCGTTTGGCACTGCATACGTGTGGTTTTTGGCTACCAAATAATGCTTGGGATGGCTGTGATCCGGTTAAAGCATTTGAACCAAATTTAACTGGGACTGGATCTTGGCACGGAGTAGAAATATCTTTATGTTCAGTCATTAATTGGCTCAATATAAATTCTGGATATTATGACCCGACCTGAAATTGCTTTCAGAAGTGCTAGGTTAGAAATTGCATGAAGTACTTAATTAGGGCCTGCTGTCGCAAAAAACCAAAGAAACGACAGAAGATTGCGAGTTGGGATGTAGGTTGATGATGACATATTTGTTTTGTGGTTTTGTATTTAAAATTTATGATTAAAATATCAAGTGTTGACAAATATATTGCTTCCACGACTTCGCTGCGTGCAGCAATGAAAGATTATTTATTATTATTGGGTGAACCTTGCCCATTGCTTGGTAGTGTGGCTTTTTTGCTTACTGAGTTTTTGGGTGGTCTTCAACCAGGTAATGAATGTCAAGCTGATACTTTAGATAATTTAACGTCAACAATTCTTAGAGCCGCAATTCTTGGTGTTGTTGATAGGTTGGAAGGATTACGACCAGAATCAGATATGTGTTTACAAAGTATAAATACTTGTATGAAAATATCTGATCCACTTAGTGATCGTAACCGTTGTGTTGCATTTTTTGAAACATTAAATATGGCAATGAATGGTTTGCGAAGAATTACAACAGATGAGTATCCTCAACTTTTTGATGATACTGGTAAATTGATGACAGGGAGATAATGTGAATATTACAATACATGCTTGCGGTATTACTATCGATAATGGTCAATCAACACAACGTGGTGCTTGTGCTGTGGATTTGCATTATGCTGATGAATATGATCGTATTGCTACAAGAACAATTAGTGAATTTATTAGTGATAGTACAAATCCACAATGTGATCTTAAAGCAGCTATGTTTGGATTGATGAGCATTAATGCAGATTTGCGCAACAAGCCAATTGAATTATTTGTGTCAACTTATGTTGCACAATTATTAGAACGAGATAATAAAATTTTTAAACTGATTCCAAAAAAGAATATAGAGTTAGTTCGTCGTCTTCGCGAAAAAGTTGATTTATTTAGTGATTTAACAGTTAAAGCTGGCACCAAAGCACAATTACAACATGTATTAAATGTTGCTAAGATTACTGTTGAAACAAAAGTAAGTGAAGATACTGGTACTGTAGTATTATAAATATTTATACTAATTTGTTGCTACTGAGAAAACATTATGGGAAAGTATGATTTTGAAACTATCGCAAAAGTAGCTCACAAATGCATTAAGCAATTAAAACTACCAGAGATCTATACTAAACGATTAGATTTTGAGCTAGACCAAGTTCGTATGCAGGGAGCCCAAAGGTATTATGAAGATTTGTTAGAGAGTGGACGGCGTTTTGATAAGAATCCAAACCAATTACTATTGCCATGGTTATTGAGGCGATTTACTGGTGAAGCTGATCGTGATCCTATTGCTTTTAGAGATGGCCCATTAATGCTGAGTGCACGTTATGATGATGTCCAAGCCATATTAAAGAAAATTGGCAAATTACCAGTTGATATTCGTTATGATGATGATAAGCCTGATATTGATATTGATTGTCTTCCAGAAGCTAGAAATAAAATAAAAGGATATGTTGCTAAACGATATGGCGAGAAGAATGTTGCAAGTGTTGGTACTTGGCAAGCTTATCTTTTGAAACAAGCTATTGCTGATGCTTATACAGCCCTTAGTCTTGATAAACTAGAGGGCGGTAGTATGCTTGGTACTGGTGCAAAAAACAGAGCAATCATATTAACAAAAGATTTGCCAGAAGATGTTAATGAAATGCGTGAGGGTGGATTTGGTGTTTGTAAGGGTCGTGTAAGCGATGATAATGGTCCGGAAAAAGAATGTGGGTTTAAACATAAAGAACTATATTGCCCAAAATGCAATAGTGGTGATACAGATACACCAACCATTGCAATGGTTTTAAGAGATAATCCATCAATTGTTGAATTTATAAATGAAAACCCAGTACACCAAGATGTAATTGATATTGCTATTTGTTTGGTGGGTCGTATTAAACATGCTGGTAAACATGCTGGTGGTCTTATTATTGCAGATCGAGATTTGTTTGGTAATATACCAATGCAATATGACTCGAAAACAGATCAATGGGTTAGTCTTTGGACAGAAGGTCGAAATACACAATTATCAAAATTTGGATATATAAAATGGGATATTCTTGGCCTAAAGAATATATCTTATATTAAGACATGTTGCGAGATGATTAATGAAAATTATAAAATCTCGTTTGGAGATAGACTTGAAGGTTGGGACGAATCAGATCAAAACAACAATATCGCTGGTTATTATTGGGAAAATGGCGAAAAGAAAGTAATAGAATTAAACGATCCAGCAGCGTTAAGTTTAGCAGATAAATCATTAACTGATAGTATTTTTCAATTCGATACAGACCTTGCGAAATGCTGTTCGTATGACTCGAAAGTAAATATAATAGAGGGCACTAAGTCGATTGAGTCTCTTGATCCAAAACTTGACAAGATATTATATTATAGTAAAAATGAGCAGCTGTGTTATACAGATAATTATACAGTTGTTGATGCTGGGGTTAAGCAGTTATTCGAGATCGAGTTATCTGATGGTAGAATCATGCGATTGGCTGCTGATCATAAGGTTGCTACGTCAAATGGATATAGGACAGTAGCAGAGCTTATGATTGGTGAAGAGGTAATTGATGTCGAAAAGATTACAAGAATTCATAAACAAGGCACGGTTGATACATAACAATCGTTATGGATATGACGCGGTTGATTATATTAATAATAGCATAAAAGTTAATATAAGATGTCCTGTGCATGGATTGTTCTCGCAGCTTCCATCCAGCCATATCAGGAAACCAAGTGGTGCTGGATGCCCAAAATGTGGCAATATTCGCCATGGCGAAAAATCTAGACTCACTTCTGATGAATTTCTTATAAGAGCTAGAGAGGCCCATGGTAATAAATATGATTATTCACTATCGGTCTATAAGAATAGATCCGAGAAGATTATTATTATCTGTCCTATACATGGACCGTTCAAACAAAAGGCTGGATGTCATATTGACGGTGATAGTTGTCCATCATGTGCTCGTGATGCTCGTCATGATAAAATGCGATCAACTAGATTTATAGAAGCCGCTCATAATAAACATGGTGATAAGTACGATTATAGTAAATGTGTATACCAACGAAATAAAGAAGAAGTGGTAATAATTTGTCCAAAACATGGTGAATTCAAACAGATACCAAACAGCCATTTAAATGGTCGTGGTTGCCCGCAATGTGGGACAGAAGCTATAGTAACCAATTTGCGTTTGAGTTTTTCTGAATTTTTTGAGCGAGCAACACAAAAACATGGCGATAGATATGTTTATGATAAATTAACATATGTCGATTTTAAGACGAAATTTCGAATTATATGTGCGAAGCACGGTGAATTTTGGCAATCTCCTGAATGTCACTTACTCGGTTCTGGGTGCCACAAATGTTCTCTATCTTCGTTTCAACTTGATGTTTATAATTATTTAATTGATTGTGGTATAAAACAAGAAGATATTACAATAAATGATCGTGTTACTTTGGGTGGATATGAGCTTGATTTATACATCTCCAAGAAGCGATTTGCTATTGAATGTAATGGAGCTTGGTGGCATGGTTATGACCATCAAGAATCAAGGCGAGAAAAAATGCGTGAATACGACAAGCATGATTTGGCGTGTTCTGTCGGTGTTGATTTATTACAAATTACAGATGAAGAATGGGAACAACATACTATAATTGTAAAATCAATGATAAAACATAAGCTTGGTTTATCTGATAGAATATATGCTAGAAAATGCAAATTGGTTATTCCATCAAATGCAGAATATAGCAAATTCTGTTTAGCAAATCATATCCAAGGAAATAGATCTGCTGCTATTATTTATGGATTAAAATTTAATGATAAACTAGTTTCGGTTATGTCTTTTTCAAGACATCCACAATATCATTATGAGATTATGCGTTTTTGCAATATTGTCGGATTTACTGTTGTTGGTGGTATTTCTAGGTTGTTTAAGCAATTTCTTATTGATTTTTCACCATTGCAAATTATGTCATTTGCCGGAAGGCGTTATTCGACTGGTGGTGTTTATAAGAAGCTCGGCTTTAGGTTGTTAAGGGTTACTGATCCGAATTATAGATACGCAAAGGGAAGTAAAACTTTTTCTAGGCAATATTTTCAAAAACACAAGTTACCATCAAGAATACAAGTATTTGATGAAAAATTAACAGAATCCCAAAATTTGTTTAATAATGGTTATAAACGCATTTGGGATTCAGGGCAATATTTATTTATTTGGAATCATGCTGACAATTAAATCAATAACACCAATTGGCGATATTCATAGTTATGATATTATCAATAATGATCATTGTTTTGATGATGAGGGTAATTTTTTTATTGATGGTGTTTTAGTACATAACTCGACTTTGAGAAATGGTGTAAGGAGTTTTCACGATTTGATGGCATTAAGTGCACTTGGACATCCAGGCCCAATGCAAATGATTCCAGAATTTGTAAAGAGACGTGACGATCCGAGCCAAAGCTGGAAGAATAATGAAAATACAAAAATAGCTGAAATATTAAAAGACACACATGGTATAGTTGTCTATCAAGAGCAATTTACATCTTTAATGCAACAAATTGCTGGGTTCTCTGCACCAGAGGCGCAAGATATTAGGAAGGCAATTGCGAAGAAATGGAAGGAGAAATTGAAACCAGTAAGAGAGAAGTGGATTTCTGGTTCTAGAAGATTTTTATCTGAAAGTAAAGCAACAGAATGGTGGGATGATATTTTATTACCGTTTGGTAGGTATTGCTTCAATAAAAGTCATTCGGTTGCATACTCATTGTGGGCATATCGCTGTTTGTGGCTTAAAGCACATTTCCCAGAAGAATGGTGGGCAAGTGTTATGGGGATGTGTGATCAGAAAACCTTAATACGATATATGGCTGCAGCTCGTAGTGAAGGAGTCAGTTTTGGTGAAATAGATATAGCTAAACTGACATCACGACCAACAGCACACCCAGGTGAAGATAAGCATGTTGCACTTGGATTAACTAGTTTAAAAAAAGTTGGTGATAATATAGCCATTGAATTTGTAGATACAATTGGCAACAATATTTATACCGATATTGACGATTTCATTATTAAAAAAGGTAAAAGCAAGATACTTTTTGAACGTCTTATTAAGCTTGGTGCATTTAAAAAGATACATCCAAATATTAGAGCTACATGGATGTGGTATTTACATGCATATGGCACTGGTAATATTGAGGATTTTGAATTTTGCAATGTTGATGAACAAGCAAAATCAGAAATGGCAGAATATAAAGCACAACAGCTTAAATTAAAACCAAATCTCAAAGTTTTTAACTATCCTGTGAAGATATTAAAAAATTTTCATATGCGCTGTTTAATGAATTCTAAATGGACAGAAGAATCAATATTAATAGAACGTAATCGACAAATTACAGACTATAAAAATACTTATCCAAAAAGAAAAATACCAGCTAAAATATTAAATTATAGACCTGTAATAAAAGCCGAACGTGATAATATTATGGCTTTATATCAGGAAGATTATTCTCTTCAGCAGATTTTGAAATTTGAAAAGGAATTTCTTGGTTATTATTGGCATTCGCCATGCGATTTATATCAAGCCAGTGATGATTGCACAATAGAAAAAGCTAAAGCGAATGGTTGTATTGAGGGTGTTATTACAGAAGCTAATTATAGTAAAACTAAAAATGGCTCTGATATGTTACGCTTGCTTATTACTGATGGTAAAAAAGTTTGTTTGATATTAATTTGGGAGCAAGATATAAAAAGGCAAAATAAAAAACATCTCAAAGTAGACCAAGGTGTTAGAGTCAGAGTCAATTATGATCCTGATCGTAATAGTTTTACTCTGAAAAAGGGAACTTTTATTGAACCTTTGTGGTCTAAATCGGCATGGCAGAAGTTACAAGCCGAATCTGAATAATTTATTAGTAAATAATATATCTTTTAGTGGTGTTATAGATATTTTGATATATCCAACCAAACATATAGAGGATAGTAGCAACAATATTACATTGTTTACATATTATGAAATTTAAAGAATTCAGAACAATACAACTTACTTCTGCACCAGAGCTTGGTGATAATCCACCAGAGAATACTGTATATGAATGGTTTGTAGATGGTGGTTCTGGAACATTGGTATTATATTATAGATATTCAGATGGTACTGAAAGTGCAGTTATTGGTGGTGGTCAAACTGGTGCTACTGGTGCTACTGGTATTGGTGCAGATGGTGCTGATGGTGCTACGGGTGCCACAGGCCCACTTGGTGCATCTGGTGCAACGGGACCTTCTGGAGGACCAGTCGGTGCAACAGGTGCTACGGGTTATATAGGTGCAACTGGATCAACCGGTATTGGTGCTGATGGTGCTACGGGTGCCACAGGCCCACTTGGTGCATCTGGTGCAACGGGACCAAGCGGAGGGCCTATCGGTGCAACAGGTGCTACGGGTTATATAGGTGCTACAGGTGCAACCGGACCTTCTGGTGGTCCTACTGGTTCTACTGGTGCTACTGGTATTGCTGGTTCTACTGGTGTTAGTGGTTATACTGGTGCAACGGGAATACGTGGTGCGACTGGCGCAACTGGAATACATGGTGCATCCGGGATACGTGGTGCATCTGGTGCAACGGGACCAACTGCTAGTGCATCTTATGGCACTAATGTGATAATTAATGGTGGTTTTGATTTTTATCAACGTGGTGTGATTAGTAGCTGGAATCAAGTATATGATGATGATTATTGTTTTGATCGTTGGGTTGCTTTATGCAGTGGTACTTATTTGCAATCGACTAGGACAGGTACTGCATCACCATTTCGTTGCAAATTGAAAAATCCAACTACTTCGCAAAGGGTTGGAATATTACAAATTGTAGAGGGTGCTAATTCTGTTCCTTTAAGAAGTAAAACAATCACTTTACAGGCATATTTAAACGCAAATGTGACAACAGATATACATTATGCAATATTAGAATGGACTGGTGCCATTAATGTTGTAACAAGTGATGTTGTGAAAAATTGGAACAGTACAAATTATACAGCTGGCAATTTTTTCTTAGATACTGGTATTAATGTTGTAATGGTTGGTAGCACTGCATCTGGACATATAATTTCAGACACTGCAACTCTTAGTGGTAGTTTTAATAATTTAATTATATTCTTTTGGACTACTTCGCCAATAGCTACTAATACAGAAATTTATGTTTCAGATGTTGATTGTCATACTGGAGATGCACGCGATTGGGATCCAAGACCAATAGGGGAAGAATTATCTTTATGCCAGCGATATTATGAAAAAAGTTATGATACTGATGTAGCGCCAGGCACAGTCATAATAGCTGGCGTTATGAATTCAGGTATTATGACTAACTATTTACCTTATGCACCATCGGTAAGGTTTAAGGTTACTAAGAGAATAAGTGTACCATCTGTGTTGTATTCAGACCATACTGCAAACAAATCAGGTTATGTAAGCGAGTATAATTATGGTTCTAATTGGGTAGCTGACAGAAAATCTGCTGTGCAGTTACCCAATGTGAATGGGTTTTATGTATCATCTTCATCACCAGGAACATATACAGTAAATAATCAAATTCGTTTCCATTGGATAAATGATGTAGAATTATAAAACTGAGAGAAGACATGAAATTTAAAGAATTCAGAACAATACAACTTACTTCTGCACCAGAGCTTGGTGATAACCCACCAGAGAATACTATTTATGAATGGTTTACGACTGGTCCAGGCAATACACTAGTACAAAACTGCCGAGATTCAAGCGGAACCGATAAAATTATTTATGGCGGAGACGGACTTACTGGTGCAACTGGTATTACTGGTGCGACCGGCTATACAGGTGCTACAGGCCCGTCTGGTGGACCTGTTGGTGCTACAGGTGCAACTGGTATAACTGGAACTGGCGCAACTGGTATTGGTGGTGCGACTGGTGCTACGGGTTCACTTGGTCTTTCTGGTGCAACGGGACCAAGCGGAGGGCTTTCTGGTGCTACGGGTGCCACAGGCCCACTTGGTGCATCTGGTGCAACGGGACCAAGCGGAGGGCCTATCGGAGCCACAGGAATCGGTGCAACTGGAGCAACTGGTATAGGTGCCACAGGTTCAACTGGTATTGAGGGAACAACTGGACCTAGGGGAATTGCTGGAGCTACCGGTTCGACTGGAATTTATGGTCCTATTGGTGCTACAGGCCCGAGTACTTATTTTGGTGATAATATAATTATTAACGGTGCATTTGATTTTTTTCAGCGAAATATCAATACAATATCAACCAATTTTAGTGTAGCTGATGATGCTTATTGTTTTGACCGATGGATTGCTTTAAGTCAAACATCATCAATTTCAGCGATGCGTCGAAATGATACAACTGGTGTATCTGCTATACCTGGCCCATTTGCTGGTGTACTTATAAATACGAGTGCATCTTCACAGAGATTTGGATTATTACAAATTGTAGAAGGATGCAATTCTTACCAACTACGTGGATCAACAATTACATTGCAAGCTCAGGTGAAAAGTTATTCATCAGATACTATTATACGATATGCTATATTGCAATGGATTGGTGTGGCGGATGTAGTAACAAGCGATATTGTTAGAGATTGGGATAGCACAGACTATACGACAGGTGCAGAATACGGATTTTTCCTTAATAATAATTTAATTGTTACTAGTTCTGAAGTTTCTGCTTCGCATTTGGTTTATACGCCTATTACGTTAAGCACTACAATATCGTCGAATTGTAATAATATAATGGTTTTCTTTTGGACTAAATCAAAAGTAGCAAGTAATCAAGAACTACGACTAACTAATGTTGACTGTCATACTGGTGATAGTCGTTTATTTAATCCTCGACCAATAGCAGAAGAATTAATGCTATGTCAGCGATATTATGAAAAGAGTTATGATGTTGATGTAGCACCTGGTACAGCTACAATAATTGGTGCTGGATATAGCGGTTTGATGACAGCATATTTACCGCATTCATCTAGTATTCGATACGCAACTACTAAAAGAATAACCACTATACCAACTCTTTATAATACACAAAATGGAACAACAGGACAACTTTCAGAATATAATACTGCTTCAGTTTTTTCTGCAAATAGAGTAGCTAATGTTGCTAGTAGTAGTAGTCAAGCTGGGTTCAGAGCAAAAATTGCAAATGGTGATGGTATTATTGGATATTTTGTGCAATGGCATTGGGTAGCAGAAGCTGAGTTATGATGTTGTAAGTATTGATTTTCGACGTAGTAGCTTTACAAGACAACTACCCAAATCCATAAAATAATCATGTTCAGCCATTGCTCCGATGCATTCAATACCGAAAGTATTTAGCGAAGTTAAATCAGGTTTTGACCCTTTTGGGATAGCATCAGGTATTGTAGTACCATCTATTAAATCAAATTGCTGCATAAACTGCATAAAGTACGGACCAGGAATAGGGATGTCATTTATAAAATAAAATAAATATCTATTTTTTGCTATATTACTTACTTTAAAAAAATCTATAGAATCATCAACGACTAATGTTTGGTTAGCACCTTCGAAATTTAAATTATTTGTTTCAATATGATAATACCAAATTTGTGCTGTTAATAATTTGTTGTGTCTTAGTTTTGTTAGTTTATATAATTTAGATAATGGAATTGTGCTGATCATATGATCAAAATCAATTCTTTGATTATCCCATATTAAATAGTGATCACCAATTTCTGACACAGCGCCTTTTTTACTATTATCGATCAAATATTGTTGATATTTTTGCTGTAGGTTTTGATACAATCTATTAATTCTTATATCATAAATAAAAAAGTCGCCTCTAGATTTTATGCATGGTAATGCTTGTGGTGGTATATCTAACCCGAACACTTTATTTAGCCAAACATTTGTTATACAATCATCTTGTGGTAATAATGTTCCACCTAATGAATACAATGTTTTATAAATAAATGATATCTTACCACCAAAATGTGTAATTAAATCATCTATTCTTTCATCTCTAATTATGAAATTGTCAGCCAACGCTGGTCGAAAACTATAAAAGCGAGATCGTGAGAAAGGGATAACAGTCCATTGGTCACCTAAAATTTCTTTAGCGAGTAGCCCAACAATACCACTTCCTAATATTACTCCACGCATACTTACCTCAACATTTTTTGAGCTACTGTTAGTGAATCATCTTTTTTAATTGCCACATCACTAATAGCTGTTATTGTTTCATCAAATTCGTATGGAAGCAGTTGTTTACTAAAAAATGGGTTTACAAACGGATCTATAAATGGTTTTGGTGGTTCTAATATAAATGGTTTACCGACACCACATTCTGGGCACCAAGTGAATTTATGTCCATATTTTTCAGTTATATCACAAGCATAAACAAAAAACCCAGCACAACAAAATGGACACATGACTGAATATCTAGATGGTGTATCATCAATAAATTCAAATGGTCTTGCTTGTGTTTCGTACGAAACATCATAATTTTCTGATGGTAAAGAAATTACCAAATCAATCAATTGAAACTGTGATGAATTATTATTTGGTGGTATGATTATTGGGTTTTGACACTTTTTGATGACCATTCTTGGTTTTCCTTATTATTTTGAATTTCTATGGTTTTATTTCGTAATTGTTCAAAAGCTTCTTTACAAATCCATAACTCTAAATATTTATCATCCATAACTGTGCTACAAGGTTTTTGGTTCATATTTACAGCAATTATAGATACACATATATAATAGCATATAAAATTATTATGCATGTGTGTACTAGTAAAATCACAAAATATTCCTGTTGGACATGATTTATTATTTATAATTCTAGTTGGTTTATAGCATTTTATGACGGTTGCTTTGATTTCTTCCATACATCGTTGGCAAATATCGAACGAATAAGTTATATCACGACCAAATGACATTGAATTGTTAGTAACTACTACTTCTTTAATATCGAATGAATAATATGTGAATTTTTCAGCTATGCCCAATCCACATTTATCACATCGTATGCCATTTTTTGTTGATAGTAACATAATATACCTACAATTTTGTATTTATTTACTATGGGATTAGAAATTTTTACATTTGATTGGGTTGCTGGTTTAAATTATCCATATCATCAACGGCAGATTATTTCTAAATGGGATGTTGCAAAAATGGGAATACAAGAAACACAATATGAGCGTAAACACAGAATGTTAAGGCAACTTAGTTTATGCTGTAGTGCTTGTACTTGCTGTGAGTTAGGAAGAAAGGATATTAATAAAGATAATATAATTAGAGACCCGCATGTTTTGTCTAATATGAACCCAGTACGTTATATGGTTGTTGGACAGGGGCCTGGAATGAACGAAATAATTAAAGGAACTCCATTTATTGGACAATCAGGAAAAAACTTTGATAAGGAATTGTCTAAATATAATTTGTCGCGTAATGATTTTTATATTTCAAACGCAATTCGGTGTTTTATAGAAGGAAATGCAAAACCAAATAAAAATCATTTATCAAGATGTAAACCATTCTTAGATATCGAAATTAATCTTATCCATCCACACTTTATTATTACACTTGGTGCAACTCCATTTGAAGTATTTTGCCCAGATAAAAAATATAGTGAATCTCTTGGCAGCTTACACTATAGCAAAATTTTTGATGTTAAAGTGTTTGCTGTCTATCATCCATCACCACTTAATCTTATGGATGCAACAAGGAAGTGCGATTTTGAAAGACAGATGAAGATTGTTTGCAGAATGATAAACCGTATTAAGCAAAAAACAGATAATTATGGTTGAATTAGCTCATTGTCATTATCTGTTTCGAGATTGAATGGCATTAGATAATACACCGGTTTACCACAACGAGATTTTTTGCGCAATATATATATATTTCCTTTTTTGCGTAGTAATGTTTTTATACGCATAATCAATGCAGATGAATTCGAAACAGCAGGTTTAGCAACTTCTAATAATTTATCTATTTCTATTAATTCATTAGTAGGTACTGCAGCTAATAATAGTTCACAAGCAGCTTCTGCAGCTAATGTTTCTGGATTAATTTGTTTTTCTTTTTTTTGATTTGCTGCAGTTTGAATGTTTGCAATTGTGTCTTCACTTAATCTACGAACATCATCAGATATGATTTGTTCGACTGGATCACCTAAATCAACTGATATCACTTGGATTTTTGCCATGGTATGTATAACTGTAAATTCTGTATTTTTAGTGTACATTTAAAATACGAGTGCATAGTTATGAATCAAAACAAAGATTGTATTATTTGTGGCTCTAGTAATGATCTAGAAACTGAGATTGTGATTACTGTTGATGGTGAAAAAATTATTGTTAGGGTTTGCAAAGAACATGCTGATGATATTACACCTAAAGCAGCAAAGAGTGCATATTTAAAGTGGAGAGACGAGCGTAATAAGCAGATGGATGAGTTTTTAAAACAAGCTGCCAAACTTGGAATGATTGTTACGCCACATGGGTCAATAACTACAGTATCAACACCCACACCCACACCCACAACTACACCAACACCTGCACCAGCACAAAAACCCACATCTACATTATTACAAGGAAGTAGGGAAGATGGCATATTATCAACTTCTGAAGTTGATAATGTCATGCAAAATCGTGTTTCTGGCTTATCTGGATCGATTAATGGTACTGGTATTGAACAGCATACTGCATATAACCATACTAATTTAGCTGATAAGTTACCAGAAGGTGCAAGAGATGGTTTAGTAAAAATGGAATTAGCTGAAGGTAGGCATGGAACACCATTAGCTATTCCTTCCATTAGGCAAGATGGGTTAGGTACAACAAGAATTAGTATTGCTAAAACAATGACTGATGCAGATCTACAAAAGCGATTTAAACAACAAGCATTAGATGATCGTTCTTTTGTTGATGGTTATGATTTACATCGTTGTTCTATTTGTAATGGTGAAGGCCAAATTGCAAAAAGTAAAACAGAAATTATTATATGTCCGAAATGTAAAGGTTCTGGTTTAGCTTAAAACTCGCAGGAAACTGGTTTGTCGTAAATGTTTCGAAATTCGTTTTCAACCGCTATACAAGACTGGAGATATAATGACATTTGAAGAAGCATTAACAAACCTTATTAATTGTTATTCTATTGAGAATGAAAGTAATACACCCGATTATGTTTTAGCTGCTTATATTCGTAATTGTTTAAACTCTATAAAAGTTTTTACAAATGCACGTGATAGTTATTATGGAATAAAAACTAACGGAATTGATGCAATGCATATAAATCAAGAGATTATTACAAACCAGGTGGTTGTAGAGAAAACTGTCTAATTGGCATACCTAAGAATCTTCTATGTCGCGGTTTTAATGGTACGCCACTGGGTAGGAATGTTGCACCTGCAATTCTTGAACCAAAATCTCCACCATCTTTTGGTTTAATATCATTACTAGTTAGATTAGATATTGATGTGCGACCGTATGGTACACCAGAAGCATGTGCTAAAGCTTTAACAAGATCACCTTCGCTTAGCAATTTTAATTTCATTCTATACTGCCAGGTGATTGTCCCGGTTTACTGACAGCAATTATTTCCTTTAGGTCTGGATGATAACCTGCATCTTGTTCGTTCCATCCATCACTCTTACTAATTTCTTCTTTTATTGCGTCAAATATTTTAATTGCTTTTTCTTGTTCGTTTCCCATTACTCCTTGACTAACCATTTCTTGCACCATAGCTTTTTTGAACAATGGGTCAGTAATATATTTATAATTGTGTACTTTGCGAAATGCCCTACATATTCCTTCATAACATACTAAGTCTGTGGCTTTTAATTCAAACATATCATTAATTTGTTCATGCATATGTTGAAATGATTTTGAATCAATATCTGCAAGTTCTTTTGGTGGATCTTGTAATCCTAGTTTAACTTTATGCTGTAAATATGTTTTGATTGCTTCGGTTAACAGTTTTTCGCGCTTGTTCATAACATTTCTCCTATATAATTTTTGCCCACTATTGATTTCGCTAATTATTTACTTTAAATCGTACTAAATAAATATTTTGTTATTATAATGTTCTTAAGTATTTATTTTATTAGGTTAACTTATGGATATAGAAGAACCAAATCCAATAATTCAGCAACTTGATCAGGTAGAAGTTTTAACTATTAAACGAGTTAAATGGTTATCTACCAAACCTGGGTACTCACCAAGCCCCCATGGGCGATGGAGTGTTGTTGGTCTTATAGATGGCGAAGCAATTTTAGCAAAAGATAATACTCTTATACGTATCCCTCTTAGTGATATTAGGAAAGTTTGTGCTCATGATCAAGCACAAGTTATTGATTGTCTTAAAAAAGTATGTTATAAACAAAGGTGAATATGATGGCTAAGAAGAAATCAGTAAAATCAACTGCACAAGTTGCGGCAGAAGAGTCAAATCAGTTGATTAGTTTCGATGATATGTTAACTGACTTAGAAGCTAAATTTGGTGATTCGATTCATTGGGGAGGAGAAACAGCAATTCGACCAACTAAATCGACATCAACAGGATTGACAAATTTAGATATAGCTTTAGGTTGCCGCGGTATTCCTAGTGGCCGAATTATAGAAATGTATGGAACCGAATCAAGCGGTAAAACTACGCTTGCTTTACAAATAGTAGCAAGTTTTCAACAGCATAATAAGTTGGTTGCTTTTGTTGATGCTGAGCATGCATTAGACTATAATTGGGCCACTAATATTGGTGTTAATGTCGAAAAATGGTTATTATCGCAACCAAATAGTGGAGAACAAGCATTAGATATTGTGCAAGCTCTTGTTACATCTGGTATAGTTGGATTGGTTGTTGTTGACTCTGTTGCTGCTCTTGTTCCACAAGAAGAATTAGATGGTGATATAGGAGACAAACAAATTGGCGCACAAGCCCGTATGATGTCAAAAAGTATGCGTAAATTGGCCGGTATTTGTCTTAAAACCGGAACTACTGTTATTTTTATTAATCAATTGCGTGACAAAATTGGTCAAATAGGACCATCTTATATGCATCCGGAAACAACTCCTGGAGGTAGAGCATTAAAGTTTTATTCTTCTATTAGAATGGAAATACGTAGAGCACAGACATTACGTGAAAGTAATCGTCCATATGGAATGATAACTAAAATAAAAATAGCAAAGAATAAAGTTGCACCACCATTTCGTTCTGCTGATCTTGAAATCCATTTTGGATCTTCAACTGGTATATATGGATTTAATAAATCGTTATCACTGATTGATGGTGCTATCGAGTTGAAAACGATTATTCTCAAAGGCTCTTGTTATTATTTTAATGATCGTAAAATTGCTGTTGGAAAAGAGAAATTAATTGCATTATTAGCTTCTGATCAAGAATTATATAATAGCATTTTTGATGCGACTAATGAATTGATGGGATCTAGCCAAATAGTCGGTTCTACAAATATCGATAGCTCTACCAAAGATAAAAATGTAGAAGAGCAAGATATCGATGAACAAGATTTTGTAGAGGAATAATATGGCTAAGGCACCACTTTATAATATCGGAGAAGCAGTATATTTAAAAGAGTCTGCTTCTGCCGGTTTTTTGGAGGCATATGTTATTCGTGAAATGGGATATCAACCGAATGGTAGATTAATATATACTTTAGTAACATCACTTAAGCAACCAGCTGCTCTTCAAACTATTGGAGATAGAGTAACTGGTAGAATAGTATTACCAATTAAGTTTTACGAAGAAGATCTTATTGGATATAAGGAAGCCCTAGAAGTTTGTATATTAAATCTACAAACACAATTAAATTCTTTACAATTATTATATCAAGGGCTTACTTAATATCGAATTTATATATTCGATTGTATGTATTAGAATACGGTTGAATTTTATAAAGGGTTAATATGATTGAGGCTCTTCAAGACGAACAGGATTCTAATCCTGTTAGTACTCCTTTTGGTCCACACATGGAAGCTGGAATTATATCTATGCTTCTTGATTTTCCTGAATTATATGTTCCAACAGCAAAATTTATTACTACTGAATTATTTTCAAGACCAGAAGCAAAGTATATTATTGCAGCTATTAAACAAGATTATGACAAGTTTGGTATAATTCCAACTCGTAATTTATTACATGATCGTTTAGCTAAGTTGTTAACTGTAGATGATCCATATGAAGAGATTTTGAGTATTGTTAATAGGCCATCAAATCCGAGAGAAACGCCAATATTACGACAAACTTTACGCGATTGGGTTGAACATAAGACATATGAACAGTTATATTCAGACGAAGCACTAGCTGCACATCATCGTGGTGATCATGAGTATTTGCGTAAAATTGTTGAGTCAGCTTCTAGTATTAGTATGGTCTCACAGCGCGGATTTTGGTTTTTTGATCAAATTGATGAGTTATTTACTGATACTGCAATAGAACATATTTCGACAGGTTTTAAAACATTAGATATAAATCTTAACGAGGGTGGTCCATCACCAAAAGAAGTTTTAATTTTTTTGGCCCCGACTGGCGTTGGAAAGACATTGACGTTGATCAACGTAGCTAATTCTGCACTTAATTCTGGGCATGATGTTTTATTTATTACATTTGAACTATCGGTGCTTAAAACTGCACTTCGAACAGTAAGTCTTATGACACAAACAGCAACTAGACGATTTTCGAGAGCTAATGTTGATAAATTGTCTGTTGATGATCTACAAAATCTGCGTGCTATACAAGCTGAAGTACGTAATAAAATTCAAACTAAAAAAGGAAAAATTGGCAACTTAGTTATTTTCGAATTACCACCAGATGAATGCAGTGTCGATGATATTTATGGTATAATTGAGAACCTCAAGAAAACGAGAGGATGGTCTCCTAAAGTAGTAGTATTAGATTATTTAGAATTAATGGTAAGTCGTCGAGCTTGTAATAATGAAGGTGATTATACTCGACAAAAAAGTATCGCAACTGAAATGCGTGGTCTTGCTAAAAATGAAAATGTGTTAGTTTATTCGGCAACACAAACTAATCGTAGTGGTGTAAAATCAAGTGGTGGTAAACCCGGACAAGAAGATACAGCACATATAGATTTAGATAAGGCTGCTGAGAGCTTTGGGAAGGCAATGCCAGTAGATTATGTTATAAGCTTGAATCAGACAGAAGATGAATATAGGAAGGGGCAGCGAGATGATAAAAATAATAAGGATGAAGATTTAAAGCCTGCTACAATAAGGCTTTGGATAGCAAAAAATCGTAATGGTCCTAAATTTGTTTCAATCACAACCAATGTTTTTTATGACAAAATGGTTATCGCAGAAGTAAATTGATTCAATTATGAAATAAAAATAATAAACATAATGCGTATTTCATAATTGAATTTGTAATTTGAAAATTGGAACTCAACAATTAAAGAGGATATCATGGTAACAGTAAAGAGTGAATTGCTTGAAGAATCGTTTGCTAGCAAGACTGAAACTATCAAACCAGATAAGAATGGGGTCTATAAAGTTTGTGATATTATAGTTGGTAATGATTATGTAGCAATTGCACCATTAGCAATGAAGAATGAAAGCAGCATTATCATGCCAGATGAAGAGTCAACAATAGGGATTATAGTTGGATTGGGTTTGCTTATTCCTGAAGAATTAAGTAAAGTTTTTAAGGTTGGTAGTGTTATCAAATTTTCTCCATTACAACCTATTTGTACTTTGACTGGGTTTTATTCTTTCTATGGAAATAATAAAATTATTCTTACACGCTATCAGAATCTTTTGACTTTAATGTCAGGATATAAAGTTTTGGTAAATAATGGTTTAGATAAATAGGAAATTAACTTATGCCATTATATAATTATATTTGTGATGATTGTGTAGCTATCTCTGAGAAAAAACTCAATAGAGAAACAACAGATGAAGAAAAGGAAGCGTTTGTTTTTGAGGTTTTTCATACAATTAAGGGGTCTGCTAAAGAGATAGCAAAAGTAACAAAATGCCCATTATGTAGCGGGCATAATACAAAAAGAACTTTGATAGGATCTAATCAAAGTTTTCGTATTCTTGGTGGAGATTGGCACGAATTTAAGAAGAAAAATGCTGCAGCGTTACAACGCGATATGGCATTACACCAATTACAAAATAATGATCCATATGGTTATATGAGACCAGCCGGTGACAAAGCTGATCTCATAGATAAACTACGTGCTGGTAGTAAAAAGAAAACAAAAAAGAAGCATTTTTTGACGTGATATATGGCAATTTCTAATAATTCTATAGATTATTTCTATACATTATTTGATAAAAAGCATAAACCATTGATAGTTGGAATTAGGACGGCTGATAGAAATATAATTACTCCACTTTATATTCCTGGTCGATCTATTTATGATATTACACAGTCAATTAAAAAACATGTGCAATGGTTTGAACGATCGCTTTTAAATGGTCGCACAATTGTAACTAATGATTTTAAATCCATTTTGAATGGATTTAAATTTGAATTACATAAAGAAAAATTAAGTGTATTCGATATTTTTGATCCTTTACCAAAAATATCGAATACTTTCGAAGAGCTATCAAATATTGTAAATAGTAAACTTTTAGAAATGCAGAAGTGTACATTATATAAATGGCAAAATATAATTGCTAATGCATCTATTGTTTATGAAAGTCTCGAACGACAAGGTATTTTAGTTGGTGGTTTGCACCAATATCCAAAATGGTCACAACACACTTTTACTGGTCGTAGTAAAAATATTGGATTTAATTTGCAAGGTACATCTGCTGATGATGATATTTCTGATCCATCTGGAAACCAGTTTGATTTATTTGTGAATTTCGATTGGAGAGCAGCAGATATACGCATAGCCGCTATATTAAGTGGTGATAAAATATTAAGTCAAATGTCGATTGAGTCAGATCCATATATGAAGTTATCGGAAATTCTTGATTTACCAAGAAGTGAATGTAAGACGATGCTTTTGCGTGCTATAAATGCAATTGATATTGATAATCCAATATTTCAAATATTTCCTACGATGAAAGAATGGATGATATTAAATAAATCAAAACTCGATAATGGAGAGGCAGTATCAAGTATTCTTGGTAGAAAATTTTTTAATGCAGAAAAACCACGTAGTGCTTTTAATGCGACAATGCAAGGATCCATCGCACAAGCAATGCAATTAACAATAAGAAAAGTATGGGAACTAGATTTTAGATTGCTTGTTGAAACTCATGATTCAATAACTATTGCTTGTAATAAAAATTCATTGAAATATGTAATACAAACAATAACTAATATTATGTGTAGGCCATTTTTTGGTATATTAAATAGTAATCCAGTATTTCCAGTACGTGTTAATATTGGCAAGAGATGGTGTCAATGGAAACCATTTAGATTGTATTATGATGTTGATAGGTTCCAAAGTATTTAATGTATTTTATGAGTTATGAGTGAACAAAATAATAATCTTCCGAATTGGTTTAAAGAACACGTACCGCTCGATATATCAAATAGTTCTCTTTTCTATTTTAAAATTAAACTTAGAAATGGGACTGAAATTGATATCAATTTATTAGATGATATTGATATCAATTTTGAAATATTAGAAGAACAACACGAACGCATACCTGCCCAGTATATATATTGGGCAGCTGTATATAGCGAACTTAGATGCTCTGTTACAACTCTTGAATTGAAGATTAGATCAAAAAGACATGCTATTGTAAGGAGAACCATAGAAGAATTTAAAAATCGTAGTATGAAGCCAACAGATAAGCAAACTACGATTATATTAGATGGAGACCAAGATTTAATCAAATTAGAAGCAGAGCTTGCAATAATACAAAAGAATGTTGGTAAAGTATATCACATGGTAGAAGCGATCAAACTAAGATCAGAACATAGCAGATCGTTAGCCGGTTTTAAACGTCAAGAAAAAGAACAATCAAGCAGACAAACTTAAGGAGATTCACGTGGGATACGATATTGATGCTATTAGACAACAAGTAAGAGCTAAAATGAAGAAGGGTAAAGACCCTACTGAATTTAGAGCACCAAAGGTTGACGAAGGCAAAACGTTAAAATTTAGATTTTATATTTTGCCACCCTTAAAAAATGGTGATATTATCAATAATGGTAAATCAGTCTGTGAACGAGAAATGGAACTATTCGCAATACCGAATGGTTCGCACTATATAGACAACAAACGTATTGGTTGTCCGCGTGTTATTGATGATAATCATTGTGATATTTGCGAATATGCCTTTGATTTATTGAGTGAAATCGACGGATCGACAGCAGATGGAAAAAAGAAACGCAGTCAAATTAGCCGTGATTTATTACCAGGCCAATATCATTTGGTTAATATCTATTTTCCACCAATTGAAGTAAATCCAGAAGAATTTCGTGGAAAGGTTTTTTGGTATAACGCACCAAAGACACTTGTTGATATGTGGTTGGAGTGTTTGTATCGTGATGATGATGGTGGAGATCCTGACGAATTACTACCATTTGGTGTCTTTTTTGATGAGAATGCAGCATGTCTATTTCAACTTGATATAGTTAAAGATGGTCAGATGAATAGCTATAAGCGTTCGAAGTTTATAGTTACACCAACATTAGGTGCAAGACCTATTGCTGTTGATAAAGAAACCAAAAAAGCAGACACAAAGAAAATCAAGGATATTCTTTCTAGGCGTTATAATTTGTGGGAAAAGATGCCAGAAGTTAATCTCGAAGAAGTTGCTCGTATTGCATCTAGCCTTAGTGGTAGGACATCTGCCAAGACTGAGGATGGTGGTTTTGATCATGATGAGGATGCTATTTCTTCTGAAGATAGTGATGTTGAAAGTGATGTCGAAGAGTCAGTGACCAAACCAGTTACAAAGGCAACCACAAAGCCAGTTGTAAAACCGGCAGCCAAACCGGCCACAAAACCGGCTACAAAACCGGCAGCCAAACCGGCCACCAAACCGGCCACCAAACCGGCCACCAAGACAGTCACCAAGCCGAAGAAAGAGCCAGAGCTTGAAGAAATGGAAGAAGAAGTAGCAGAAGAAATGGAAGAAGAAATAGCAGAAGAAAATGATGATATATCTGGTGAAGAATCAGACGAAACTGCTGAAGTTGCTACTGATGCAGGTGATGATGAAGTCGATAGTGAGGTTGATCGTTTGTTAGAAGAGCTTGATGGTTGATATCTGATTGATTGCTAAACGAACTCAACAGTTAACAACATCAGCAGGTGCGAATGACCAGGGCGAGCACTCAACTTAGTTGAGTGCTCGCCCTGGATTTAGATATACAAACAATGGCTCTTGATATTGTAGTGCAAGGAATATATAAAATGGCATCGAATGTTACTTTGTTGGTTGATGCTAGAAATTTAATGTATCGCGCGATTTTTGCAAGTAAGAAATCACAATATACACATCAACATTCATTTACTGTTATGTTGCGATTTATGTGTAGTTGGATTGATCGATTTAAACCGACAAATATTAATATATTTTGGGATACTAAGAGATCATTACTTTGGCGAAGAAAGATTTTTGAAGGTTATAAAGATAAACAAGAAAATAAGTATTTTGTTGATATTCGTGATGAATTAATTAGCACACAAGCCATTGCAAAGGCAATGTTTGCTTATTTGGGTTGTAGGCAGTTTAGTAAAGATCATATGGAAGCTGATGATTTGATTTATGCCTGTTGTAAAGTTATGGCACCGTCACCAATTATCATATGTTCTTCTGATAGTGATTATAGCCAAATAGTTTTTCGCATGTCGCACGTCAAATGTTTTGACCCTATGCATGAAACATTCATACAAACGAGTGATTTTGATCCAGTAATACAGAAGGCACTATGTGGTGATAAAGCTGATTGTATTGATGGATATGTTGGAATAGGTCCTGTTAAAAGCACAGCTATGGCCAAATCGAGTAAAGACAGAGCAGAGTTTTTAACACGCGTTGGTATAAAATTATTTATAAGGAATATGTTGTTGGTAGATATGTCATTATGTCCAGAACTATTAAAAAATCAATTATATGTCCAGAGAATATTAGATACACAACCAGTTTTTAATAAGGACAAATTATTTGATTTAGCTCATAAATATAAAATTAGTGGTTTTGTTACTGAATATAGTAGATTGGCTTCTAGGTTTAAACATTTTATAATTCCTGCAGAGCCTATAAATAAAGACGACGAAAAATAATACTTTATCTGATATAATTCATAATAGTTAAGTTTATAGATATTAGTTATTTATATACAGTTAAATTTATTTTGATGAGTAACTATACATAAATAACTAATAAGGAAATACAAAATGGCAACAAAAGAAGAACAATCTAAAATAGGACGATCTAATTCAAGGCGTGGCAAATCACAAGAACGACATATAGCACATTTATTATCTGATTGGTCTGGGATAGAATTTAGGCGTAGGCGTGTTGAAGGTAGAGATGCTTCAACTATAGCACGTGAATCAACATCAGATGTTATTGCTGTACCACACGATTTTAGATTTTCAGTAGAAGCAAAAAGCGGCAAAGGGTTTAGTTTTGACGCAATGATGGTTAACCCAAAAACTGCATTATTTAGTACTTGGTGGTTTCAAGTATGTTATGACGCACAATTGATGTCAAATACAATAAATACTACAATATTCCCAATGTTATTTTTTAAACCAAATCCTAATACAGATTGGATTGCTTTTTCTGAACACGCTTTATCAATATTGGTATCGAAACAAGATCTTCATATTAAACCATTACACAAACAGGAATTATGGTTTCCACATATCTATTTTGGTGCTTATAAGCTGTCGAAGCAATCAGGATCAATTACATTTTCGAAAAAGAATAAAATTACTACAGAATTGCAATTAGATCCAACTATTATTTGTCGATGGAAAGATTTTGCTAAGAATGTTAGTCCTGCTGGATTATTTATTATTGACGAACCAAAGATATAAGGAAACGAATTCTGGGAATAAATTATGGCATGTGGCGGATGTGGAAATAGAAAACCTGTTAGAGTTGTTAGGTCAAATAAAGTTGTTATAATCAAACAACAACCTGTAATTCATCAAGATATATCAACACGACAATCAGTATATATTACTCAACGTATTGGAGTAAGAATGGCGAGGTCATGATGGCATGTGGTGGATGTGGCGGATCTGCTGTTGCATCGAGAGCGATACAGCGAAGAGCAATTAATACAAAAACGAAACCAGCACCAGTATCTGGTATAACCCAAGTACCGAGAATACGTCCGGCATCGACAGTTAAAGTTGTTATTAACTCACCAAGTGTTATCGTGAAGACGAAAGAAAATATTAAGAATTTAACACTATGCCCATTATGTGGATCCAAATTGTCACCTATTTTGTCTGGCAGTGGTGTTAGAAATCGTAAACGATGTACACGTTGTAACAGGACATTTGTATGATAGAAATTTCTATAGTTATTGGTTCATGGTTAATTTGTATTATAGCAGCAGAACGAGCAGCTGAAGCTTTAACAACATCGGCATTTTTTTCACCAATGCGACAGGGTATTGCTACAATCGCATTAATGGATTTATATAAATCTATTAATACTGGTACTAATATTGAAAACAATCAGTCTGTTGTTGTATATAGAGGTACTATATATGCTATAACTAAGAAGATAGCTAGATGGGTTTCTGATTTAATATCATGTGGTTGGTGTACTAGTTTTTGGACATCATCGTTTTTCTCGATATTTTTACCAGGCGAATATTGGTCTACTGATGCTTGTAATAATATAATAGTAAAATCAATTGCACTTTGGGGATTTGCAAACTTGTGGCATTCTGTATTTAGATTAATACACAATGGACGTGTTTCTGCAATAGATATGAATCTTCGAATAATAGATGATTTAGATAGTGGAGGTACTGATGGAGAGTTTGGAGAGGGAGAGAGCCAGGAAAACACAATCAGATTGGAATCGACAGAGATTTGAATCTCCAATTATAAAAACAGCCGATGATATAAAACATGTCTTGGCACAATTAGAGCCAAATTCTAGACTTAATATATCTAACGATGTCGTATTAACAACTAATATGGTTGGAACTGATTCCGATAGTCGTAGTAAAACGTTCCGCGTATCCGCTACGACAAAAACGAATTCATCTCGTGATGTTTTAATTAATGGTCTAAGTATTGTAAAGCAGCGAGAAGATGCTGCAATTAAAGCTTCAGAATTGATGATGTCAATAGTTGTCAATAATAAAGAGATGAAGTCTCCGCCAGTTATAGCTGAAAATAATCACATGTCAATCGACCCTATAATAAATAGAATGTTTGGTGGTTATCGTAGTGGCCACTATATACAATGGGATTTAATTGATGGCTATACTTATCGGTATGATGTATTCGAGCATCGATTGACTCGATTCAAAACCGATGAAAAGAAAGAAATATGAAACAAATAGAACTACCACCACTTGCTACATATAGAGCATTATCTGCATGGGCACCACGATACGGTGATTTTGTAATTTGGGCAGGATGGTTTCGTGTTTGGTTTGGATTAGTTAACGACTTTGATATTAAAAATAATAAAGTTTCAATAATTTTTGAAGGGACCCCACGTTTGTTGTTTACGATGACAGATAGTGAAATGCAAAAGAATGTTTTTGTTTTTGATTTAGCTAATATCCACTCAAATAAACGGGGAAGTTGGTATGTCCAACAACACACAGATAGCAACGCCATCTGGTATATCTAAAATTATACCTGCTATTTTATCACACCCAGAACCGTTGATAGATACAACGCTGATTGCTGGTATGTTATGCTATGTCATTCGCTATTATCAAAATGTAGGTATTAGTTGTTTGATAACACATAATAATGGCGAGGTTATGGTATCTGTTGGTGATTGGAGTGGTAGAACAATCGATTTAATTGATACAAAAGATCCATTATCATTGATAGCAACAAACTTTCTTCAAAAACACGCAAAACGACTCATATCTATTTCTAATGCTGCTGGTGTTAAACAGGCTATATATTATTTTACTTTCGATGCTGATATATTGACATTGGTTGATATTAGACTAAGTTTAAATAAATTTCTTGGCCCAGGTATGATTAGGGACGTATTTGGTAAAGTGTTTGATACTCAACAGATACTAAAAGTAGATTCTATGACAGATCAATTGTTAGACCAGATTAAAAATAAGTCTGGAAATTATTCTAATGGTGTTATAATAAAACCAAGTAGATTTAGATCTATTATTATAAAAGATAAACCAATACCACTTTATGTCGAAATACAATAACTTAT